CCCTTCTGGAACCCTGGGCCTGAGAAGGGGATCGGTGTCGTCGGCCAACGGCCAGCCTCGAACTTCTGGTCACCGACCGGAACGCCAGAGATCTTCCAGGCCCGTGCCGCGTTCTGCACCTCCTGCGGGAACGCCGACAGGTTCGGAGTGATCGCGGACACCAGCGCGTCCACAGCAGCCGGACCCTCGGGCGACTCCATCATCTTGTTGTACTGGTCCCGGTCGTTCAGCCAGGGGAAGGCAGCCTTCACCTTCTCCCCGACCTGGGGAGACTGCATCCCGTCGTACAGCGAGTCGGCCGCTGTCCGGTGCTTGATGTCCTGGGCCACCTGGGCAGCGAACTTCTTGGGCGAGTCCTTGGACTCCTCCTTCTTCTCGCCCGCCTCAGTGGTCTCGCTCTCGGGCTTGGATCGAGGCTCGAACCGACCGCGCTGGTAGTCCGCGCGCGAGGCCGTGGAAGCCGCGAGACCCTCTCGCTTCAGTCCGGGGTTGATCGTGGTGCCGTACAGCCCCACACCCCGAGCCGCAGTGGGCCGGTTCCGCCCCGGCTCCACGTAGCCACGGTCCGGCTCCAGGCTGGTCTTGTCCTCGTCGTCCAGGACGTGCGAGTCGGTCTTGATGTAGTACGGGAACTGCTCGGCCAGCGCGTCCAGTGCAGCCTTGTACCCATCCCCGTTCAGCTGCCAGTTGACCTGCTTCTTCCGCTGCAGGTCGTTCAGGCGCTGCCGGATGAAGGCCTTGGACTCCGGTGAGTTGTCGTCGTTGAACCGGGCCATCGCCAGGTGTCGAGCGGCCTGCTCGTCGACATCGCTCAGCTCCGGGTCGTTTCGGTACTCCTTCTCCCGCTCCTTGATGATGTTTCGGATCGTCACGTTGCCCTCGCCGGGGTTCTGCTCCCGGACCTGCCGCGCGATGGTGGCCTTGATCTCGGGCGGGATCTGAGCCCGCTCCACCTGCCCGGACTGCACCGCGTCCAGGATCTGCTCGTAGCGCCGGGTCATCCGACGCGCCTTGTCGGAGTACCGGCGACCACCACGGAGGTCACCCTGGAACTCCATGGTGAACGTGCCCGAGCGCGAGGTCACCGTGACCTGGCGTGCTCCGGAGATCAGACCGGTGTAGACGTCCTCAGCGGTCAGCCCGCCCACCGAGCGAGTCCGGATGTACTCCCCGCCCTTCAGCGCCTTCAGGTTCTTCAGGTTGAACGGCAGGTAGTGGTCATCGGCGTAGCCCACTGCCTGAGTGGCCAGCTGCCCATCGGCGTTGATGATCACGCCCTCGGAGGGCGGAGTGTTCCCAGAGGCCAGCTGCAGGGCGTACAGCCCCTGGCTGGGCAGCGTCTCCCGGAGGTTCGACAGCACCGCGCGACGGCCCAGCTCCCGCTCATCCCAGGTAGGAGCACGGTCCGACAGAGCCTTCCGACGAGCCACCATCTGGGTCATCGACAGCGGAGCGCCACCGGTCTCCACACCGGCCTGCTTGCCCTGCTCGATGCCCGTCCCGTACGAGCGCACGAGCTCGGTGTCCGGGGTCTTCTCGGTGCCCCGGTACCGGTAGGCGGTCTTCCGGGCTGTGGGACCGAGCACGTTCTCCGCCTGCGGGCCCGCGTTCCCGACGATCTCGGCGAACTTGCCGGCGAGCTGAGCCTTGGATCCCGGAGGACCGACTGCACTCAGGAACTGACCAGCCGCAGCCGTACGGCCGTAGAGCTTGGCGTTGGAGTGTGCAGCATCCCCAGCCTGGGTCCACTGGTCGGCGAACGCGCCACCACTGCGGCTGGCAGCGTTCACCACCCCGACCTGGGACGGAGACATGTTGGTGCCCATCGCACCAGCCAGACCGAAGGCAGCACCACCAGCGGTGAGCGTGGTCGGACGAGCCTCGGCTCCGATCAGAGTCAGGCTGGGGTCAGCCAGGAGCTGAGCGTCCGGGCGGGTGCCCGTCATCCGCTCCATGAACTGGCGACCAGTGCGGTCCTGGAAGTGCAGGGTCACCTCGTGGTTGCCGCTCCCACCGGTGGACTGGTTCACCGAGGACAGGAAGTCGGCCAGCTGCCGGTACTCATCCTGGAACTGGGTGCGCTCCGGTGAGGTGAGCTTGTGGTTCGAGGCCTGGTGATGGCTGGGAGTGTCCACACCCAACAGAGCCTGTGCCGTCTTCGGGTGCAGCTCCTTGGCCTGGTTGTGGGTGATCTTGGTCCGGAACCGACCAGCCGTACCACGGGGGTGGAGCTTCTCCTCCCACTCCACGGCCTTGGAGATCAGCGCCAGCGCCTGGGCGTAGGCCACCGACTGCTCGGGGTCCATGCCCTTGCTGACCATCCGGAGGTGGGACTGCTTGATCAGCTCGACGCGCTTGGCGATCACGTCGTCCAGGTGGTGCTGCAGAGCACCGAGATTCTTCTCGATGTCGTCGGTGAACAGCTCGGCCACCATGATGTGGGTGAACATCTCGGCGGTGTCATCGTCCATCTTCATCACCAGGTCGAACGCCCGCTGAGCAGCCTCCTGGTTGAAGTCAGGGTCGTCGGAGAGCGGGAGCAGCATCTTCTTCACGAGCCCCTTCTTCTTCCGACGATGGGCTCGCTCGATGTCCTGCACGCGCGGGAACTGGTTGGCCAGTCCACCAGCGACCGTGCCGGCGATGACGGGCTTCAGCCAGCCGGAGTCCTTGGCCGACATCTTCTCGACCCGCTCGGGCGGCTTGCGGTACTTCCCCTTCTTCTTCGCGGTCCTGATCTCAGCGTCCCAGCGGGAGGCGATGTCCGGGTGGCGAGCGTGCATGAACCGGCGCTGTGCAGCACTCTTGTACGGCATCTCAGCGTCCCTTCTTCGGCGGCGGCTTCTTCGCCGTCTTCGCAGTCTTCTTCGCGGCCAGCGCGTTGACCGGCTTCTGGGCCTTCTGCTGCTGGAGCTTCAGCTTGGTGTTCGTGGCGGCTGAGCGGTCCTTGATCCGGATCTGCTCCTTGGTCCGCTTGTGGTCCCGGTTCGCCATCACGTCCTGCAGCCGCATCTTCTCCTTCTCGCGCGAGTGTGCACTCTGAGCGGTCTTCTCCGCCAGCAGCATCTTCTCCTTCTCGCGCTGATGCTGCGGTCCTGCGTTCGGGTCCTCGGGCGGGGGCTGGTTGGTGGCCTCGGCCTGCATCTGCGCCTGCTGGGCCTGAGCGTCCGCAGTCGCCGGGTGCGGAGTCTCGGAGTGGAGCTGAGCCTGCTCCGGGGTCATCCCCTGTGCCGTCATCTGAGCCTTCTGCTGCAGACCGAGCAGCTCCATCTGCCCCGAGCCGTACTCCATGGCCTGCTGCTGCTCCAGCATGATCCGCTTGTAGTCCACGTCCTCGTCGGTCATCTCGGGCAGGCGAGCGATCTCGCGGATGTACTTCTCCAGCTCCGGGTCCGGGAACCACTGCATGCCGGCTCCAGCGGTCGAGGAGATGAAGGCAGCCAGCTGGTCCAGGGCCGGCGGGTCCACGTTGGTGGGCTCGAACCGGGGCAGCTCGTCGAGCTTCCAGCCGTTCACCGCGAACAGCCGAGGCACGGCGTACCGGTTCAGAGTATCTGCGATGGACTTGGTGATGGCGTTCAGAGCGGCCCGGAAGATGCCGGTCTTGTCGGTGTGCAGGCTGTAGGAGCCGGTGTCCTCGTGCCCGACCAGGATGAAGTCAGCCAGCACGCTCATCAGGATCCGCTGCTCGTAGCGGTTGATGATCCCGTTGGTGTCGAACTGACGGGTGCCACCCGAGCTCATCAGCTCGAAGTCGAAGAGCGGCTGCTTGGTGTCCGGGTCGTACTGGGTGGGCAGGACCAGACCCTCGTTCTCGTCACGCCTGACCCCGCGGACCATCTTCTTGAAGGCATCCACGGTCTTCGCCTGAGGCGTCCCCTTGGCCGCCGTCAGGTAGTCCGCGGGGACCCTTCCTACAGGCATGCCCGCCAAGTCTCGCTCAACGCCGATCGCCTCGAACTCCTCCAGGCGCTTCTTGAAGTACCAGGAGCGGTAGGAGCTACGGAGCAGGGACAGACCCTCGGGGTTGCCCTTGGCGATGGAGGTCCGGAACAGGATGCTCTTCTCGATCGGGATCACTGTGGTCGCGTACCGGGGCGGGGCCATCTGGACCATTGCCCTGATCCCGCCGGTCTCGTCGAAGGACCAGCGCATCAGCGTCTCCTGCGCGCGGATCGGCATCTTCCGCCAGCCGATCTTGCCGTCCGTGTACTTCGAGCGCTTCCGTGGATCCTTCTCCCAGGGCCCGATCCGCTTCTTGTAGACGATCTCGTGCCAGGACCAGCCGTAGGTCATCATCGAGAGGATCTCGCCGATCAGGTCGTCCCAGCTGTGAGACATGTCCTCCATGCACTGTTCGAGGAACTCCTGGGCCTGCTCGCCCTCCTTGCCACCCTCGGGAGGGAGGACCTTCCATTCGACCTCGCGGATCAACTTGTCGATGCTGAACAGCAGCGCCCCGACCATGGAGTCGTTGGACGCCATCTCCCGGTAGACCCGGACCGCCTTGCGGCCACGCAGCGCCGGCAGGAACTCCTCGTCGATGTAGCCCGAGACCCGCTTCAGCCCGGAGACACCGAGCTCTTCCATCGGGCCGACGCGCTGGGGGATCTCGTCGCCAGCGTTGTCCTCGTCCCAGGTGGAGATGTCTCCCTGGGGGAGCCTCACGTCAGCCATGTCTTCAGTCTCCCATCGGTGTCACACCATCAGGTCCAGGTCCTCAGCAACCTCCTGGCTCTTGTTCTGGACACTGCCCACCACCCAGTTCCCGGGCTTCCGCTGGGCGTCCTTGTTCTGGCGCATCTCCTCTTCGATGAAGGTGGGCCCGTCGTCACCCGGGATCATGATCGGGTGCGCGGGGATCGCGCGCTTGGAGACCAGCCGGTAGCCCAGTGCCATCGAGCAGATCTCGTCGGGGAGGTGGAACTCCTTCCCGCGTGCGTAGAGCATGTCCACCGAGGCGTACAGGTGGGCCTTGTAGAAGACCGGTACCCGAGGAGCCAGCCAGCGGTGGTTCTCGATCGAGCTCACGTACTCGCTCAACATGTTGTCCCGCTGGGCTCCGGTCATCAGGAAACCTCGCGCCCGCCTGTCGATGTAGTCCGCCACCACCCCACCCAGCCCCGTCGCGTCGTGGATGCCCTCGGCGTTGTACTCCTTCATCAGCCGGTTGAACTCCCCGATCATCACCGGGTAGGGCAGCCGGCGCATCCGTGACCAGTGCACGACCCGGCACGGGAACCTGGTCACGTCAGAGACAGTGATCACCGTCCAGTCCTGCTCCTTGGCCCAGTCCGCGCTGATCACGTACTCGGCGTCGCTCTTGGGATCCTCGAACCGGTGGACCTGGCGCTCCTTGCTCACCGACTCTCGGATCGCCTCTGCGGGCAGCGAGAACATCTTCTCCACCGACTCCGAGTCGATCGCACGGGAACCGATGCTGGGCTCACCGAGGTCGTACTCCACCCGCCACATCTCGGCAGGGATCTCACGGCGCTTCTGGTCGATGGTTTCCTGGTCCAGCCAGCCGTCGATCGGGTTGGAGGTGTCCTTGTAGCACCAGGTGAAGATCGGCAGACCCTCCTCCTGGAACCGCGCGTACTCGTGCGCGAAGGTCTTGTCCGGGTACTGCCAGGTGCTCGACATCGCGGTCCGAGGCCGGATGATGTCGCCCTGCCAGTTCTTCTGGGGCATCGGCTGGCCCTTGGCCGCGTCGAAGATGGCCTGGTCCATCTCGTCGATCTCATCGAGCAGCAGAGTGGGTGGGTGCGGGCCTCGGACCGTCTTCTGGGAGGCCGTGAGCGGCATGATCGTGGCCCGGTTGGTGAGCTTGATCTTGGTCGCCGACTCCTCCCGAACCAGGTAGGAGGGAGCGTTGCTGTGCTCCCAGGCGTCACGGATGGTGTTGTGGATGTTGATCGACTGGTTCAGGGAGCCACCGACGATGTTCACGTCTGAGCCCTGGATGGCTGCCACCGTGAGTCCCAGCACCGAGAGCAGCCTGGACTTCCCGGACAGACCACGAGAGCCGTGGATCAGGATCTGCGGCTCTCGGTTGAAGTAGGCAGTGGCGAAGGCGTCGAACGGTGCATCGTGGTCGGAGCAGACCTTGTGCCTGGGGATGGTGTAGCCCCAGAGGGCCTTGACTACCTCGTAGAGCTCGTCGTCGGTCCTAGGTCCGCGTCCCAGGATGATGCTCACTGACCAGCTCCTTCAGCGTGTACCCGGTCTTGACCCAGGGCACTGAGAGCTCCCAGGCACCCGCCGGCGACTCCACACGGTATCGCCACCAGATCACATCGGTATCAGTCGGAGTGAGCTCTACCGCGAAGCTCCCGTCCCGCGCGAGCTGGACTTCCGGTGCCAAGCAGGCCCAGGCGATCTCTTGCTGGATCACCCAGAGCCTGCTCGGCATGAACCGGACCAGGCCATGGACCGGACGACCGTTCTTGTACTGGAAGGATCCTGTGACTGTCACTGTTCTCGGCATGGATCCCATCCTATCCACTACACCTGAGGCACAACAGGTGGCTCAACGGGTGGAGTGGCGGTAGGAGCAGCTGCGTTCCCCTTCAGAGTCACCGCAGCTCCAGTCACGATCATCGCCACGATGGCAGTCACCCACTCACTACCCGTGATCGAGGTGCCTCCATCGGAGTCGCTGAGCACCGAGCTTCCGATGACCACTGCTCCTGGCACCAAGAACCCGAGGATGCCCTTCCAGTACTCCTGCCAGTTGGCCATGACGGCCTCCTACTTCTTCTTCGGCTTCGGCGGCTGGAAGTCGATCGAGGGCTGTGGGTTGCGCACGATCGCGCAGGACCAGCCTCCGGTAGCGACCGAATGCCGCTCGAAGTGGAGGTGAGGTCCGGTCACGTTGCCTTCCGCACCGACCTCACCGATCTTGCGCCCAGCCCGGATCTTGGCCCCGTTCGGGACGCTCCGGGTACGCATGTGCGCGTAGAAGTCCCGAGTACCGTCACCGCGCTTGATCTCCAGCTGGTGGTAGCCGAAGGCAGAGCCGTGGTTGGCGTAGACCACAGTCCCGCCGCGAGCGGCGTAGACCGGAGTTCCGGCTGGAGCTGGGAAGTCCACGCCGGTGTGGATGCCGTAGCCACGGGAGTCACGTCTGCAGCCCCAGTACGACCCGCGCCGGCCGTACGGAGTTCCGATGGGGCCCTTGACTGGTCTCATTCGTCGTCCTCCCCACCTTCGGTGCCCGTGTTGCCGCCCTCACCGGGATCGGCTGAGTCATCGGGCTCGACCTCTTCGTCACCATCGAAGTCGACGT